AGAAGCTTTTGCAGCAAAAGCATTAGGTAAAATAACTGGAGACGAATTAGCAACTAAAGTATTAGACAAACCAATGGAAGCTGGTTTAAAATTTCAAGAAACTTCAGCTACGGCTTTAACTGAAACTAAAGCAATGATGGCAGGCGTGCAAGGCGCAGCCAGCATGACTGCATTTGGATTTACTCAATCTATTTCTGCTGCAAGAGTGGGAACTGGAGCTTTTGATGCTGAAGATGCTGGAGGTGTTAATTCAGCTGCTGTAGAAAATAGAGCAAATCTTAAAAGGATAGAGCTATAGCTGGCAAAACAGGTGGTGGCTGGGCTGGAAATATAGCTACGACCGGAACTGCTGATGCAAATTCTGTTCCTGTAATGCAACAGGTAACTTCTGAATTAGGTAATAGTATGGGCTCTTTAATTCAAGGATTTAGTGCAGCGGTTAGGGCACCAATAGAAGGAATTAAAAATTTAGCAGATTTAGGTAAGACCGATGCAGCTACTGCTCAAAGAAAACGAATAGAAGCAGAAGTTGCAGCAGATAAAGAAAAAGTGAAAAACCAAAAGGATTCTGCTGAGAAAACTAAAGCATTACATGAAATTGGACAAAAAGAAGAAGCATTAGCTACGGCGGCTTTATATGTTTCAAAAACAAAACATTTAAATGAAGAAAAAGCTAAACAAAATGCAGTTCCTAAAGAATATGTTGCCGCTGGAGCTACAGTAGAAAATGAATATTCAACATCAGGAGAAACTGTTAGAGCTAATTTTAATTCAGCAAAAACACCTGGAGAAAATGTTGGTTCTGCCGCAAATAAAGCCGCAGCAGCAGGAACAAATGAAGAAGAGAACTCAGAAACTGCTAGACGTGCAGAGGCTGGTAAAGAAGGCAAAGAACCAATAGAAGTAGATGTAAGAGTAACTGGAATGTGTATAGATTGTGGAAAGAAAATGACACAACCACATACAAATCCAGGGCTAAGAGAATGAATTTTAAACAAGGACTATAATTATGGGCGCGATGGATATACTAAATGATGCGCAAGATTTTCTTAGCAATAATACTCCAATTACTGAAAATGAAAGAAGTCAGTTTGCAAATGATGGATTTATGTTGCCGTCATCTTTTTCTGCTGACGGAAATGGATTGCCTTATAGTAAAGTACCAAGTTGGCGTGACACTCAAATTAAAAGAAATATTATTACTTGGTTTGTTCCTGAGTTTGGCACAGTTAGAATGTATATAAATCCACAAAGCATTGCATATAATCATAAAAAGCTTATTTCTAAAGAAAGAACAAAGGGTGGTTACTCTTTACAATATTGGGGAGAAGATTTAACTACAATTAATATTTCAGGAGTTACAGGTAGTTCTGGTATAGAGGGTATTAATATGTTGTATGAAATTTATAGAGCAGAACAATATGCTAATGATGCTATTGGTTTATCTTTAGCTGCCACTAATTCAAACGCTGCGTCAGATTTAGCGGGGCAAGGTTTAGCTGCATTAGGCACGACAGGCAGTATATTGGGAGGATTATTGGGTGCCGATTCTCCCAATGCGAATGCGTTGGCTGCAAAAAATATTAGAACTATGGCTCAATCAGCATTTACGGTCGAGATGTATTATGGGGGTTGGGTATTTAGAGGATATTTTGATAGTATGAATATTAAAGAGCAAGCGAATGATTTTCAAATAGGTTATGATATAGTATTTATGGCAACACAAAAGCGTGGTTATAGAACTAATTATTTCCCATGGGCAAGATCTCCAGCATCAGGACCAAGTCAATACAATACTCCTTATTCTGCTAATGGATATAATGTTAAAGCGCCAACTCAAGAAACTCTAACTAAAGAATCAACATTAAAAGATTATAAATAATATGGAATAAAAATGGGTTTAACTAAAAAAATATGTTCAAAATGTCATTTAAAAAAAGATGTTTGTGATTTTAGCAAAAGCAAATCTATTAAAGATGGGTTGCAAAATTATTGTAAAAAATGCGTGTCAGATTATAATAAAAAATATAAAGCCACATATAATGTACAGAATAAAGAGAAATTATTCGATTATAATAAAAGATATAGAGCTATACATAAAAATATTCTTATCATCAAAGATAAAGAAAAATACAAAAACAATATAAGCAGTATACTTATTAATAAACGTAAGTATTATCTTAAAAACAATAATAGTATTATAGATAAACATAATGCTTATGTAAAAATGAAAAGAAAACATGATTTTAGTTTTAGATTAAGGCAAAGCGTAAGTGCATCAATTTATAAAATGTTACATAATAATAAATCAAATAAATATAAAAATTCATGTTTAAAATATCTTCATTATTCGATTCAAGAATTAATATCTCATATTGAGAAACAATTTGAACCATGGATGAATTGGAATAATTGGGGCAAATATGATAGTTATTTGTGGGATAATGAGGATATGTCAACTTGGACTTGGCAATTAGATCATATTATCCCCCAATCATATTTACCATATGCATCTATGGAAGATGAAAATTTTAAAAAGTGCTGGGCGTTAGATAATTTGCGACCATATTCTGCAAAACAAAATATAATTGACGGGAATAGGAGAAATTAATGAGTTTTTTAAAATCTCTTGCTGATCAAATAAGTTCCCAATATAGTCTTGGAGAAAATATTAATACATCATTAGATGCAGTTATTGATGATAAGAATGTAACATATGGTGCATTAGGAGAATTTGCAAGCAAATTTGATCAATCTGCCGAACGAAAATATGTTGAAGAAGGTTATTTAAGAAAAGACGCATATAATAGTGAGCCTAAACAGTTTGAAGTTTTAATGCAAGAACCAAATGCTACAATTCTTGTAAAGAAAAGAATGTTCTCTTCTATTGCAGAAAACTTTAATCCCAGTTTTATGGATAGTGATGAGAAATTATATTTAAGATGTATTAAAATATTATTTCAAAACAAATGTAATCAAATAGCTACTTTAGAAAAATTATCTAAAATACAAAAAGTAACATCATTAGTTGGCGAGATTGATAATTATATGATTCCTTTAATTCTTAATCTTACAGATTCTCTTAATCAAGATTTTACTGGAGATCAAGCTGCAGTAGATCAATTTGGAACGCCTTTACAACAAGAATCTGATAGTTTAGTAAAGATTGTTGATAGATTAAGAAGAATTTATTCTTATAATATTCCAAGTCCTCATACAAGCTGGATTGTAGATAATACTAATTTATTAAAATCAAAATATGGGCAAGGTACTGGTGTTATAGAGCTTACAAACTTTTCTAGTGTAAACACTTCAGTATCAGTTGATATGGCGGCGGCTGGTGGAGCTGGTGATTTTGTAATTCAAGATCCTTATCAAGCTATGTTAATTACAGATTATGATATTGAAAGAGCAATAGCTGATGGAACGAATGTTTTTTATAATAGCAGTACATTCCAAATGGGCAAAGAGAATGCAGATGCATTAATAGTTGAATTACAAAATAGATTAACTCAATATAGATCTGAAAGAGGCGCAAGCCCTATAACATTTAAAGTTAATCCAGATACATTATTAAGTAAAAGAGTAACTGCAATAATAGATAGAATTGGCATAAGCATTCCGTTTACTTATGACGCTATAGGATCATTATTTACATTGGGCTTTAGTGGTGGTAAAAATGTAGGAGTAGAAGTTCCAGAAGGTTATTTAAAAGATGGTGATGTAGCTGGTTTTGATGGATTAGATACTGCAAAGAAAACATTTGGTGGCGACTCTGGAATTAGTGACAGCTTTAATAGACCAGGAAATATACATGTTGGTCCTGATTCAGAGCTTAATTTATTTTGTCGTCTTATTAAAACTATTTTTGATAAATTAACTTTAATAGCTAATTCTCAAAATGCATTTCAAACTGCTAATGAAAAAACAAATTATACAAGACGTAAACTTAGATTTAACTTTTTAGGTAAATTAATAATTCAGCCATCTGATGTCGTTCATGTATATGCAACATCTAAAACCAAATTTGATAATAAATTATTAGGTGGATTGGGGAATATGTTTAATGGTTTGGGATTTTTGCAAAAAGCAACACAATCTCTTACAGATTTAAAAAATTCATTTGATGTGCTTTTTAATCCACAAGCGAATGTAGATTTACAAGTTGAAAAAGCTGCTTTTGTTGGATCTTCTTTTCCTACTTATTTATGGAATATGGTAAGATCTCAATTTGTAAATGAAAATGAAGGCGTACATATTTTTAGTGGAATAGTTAAATCTGCGAGAGATTCATGGAGTAACGGAAGCTTTACTGTTAGTGTACAGTGTCATGATAATTCTGAATATTTTACTAGAGGTAAAGTTAATTTTAAACCTGGTGCTGATGTATTTAATGGAAGGTTATTTGATCCATTAACTCCGTTTAAAAGCAATTTTGATACTATTGATTCTAACGCTAAAGCACAAACTCCAGAATTATTAGAAGAAAATAAATGGTTATTGGCAGAGCCTGGTACTGGATATTCTGCATTAGTAAAATATAAAAATGGTCCTAGTTTTGGTCGACCATTAACTGAAAAATCTTTAATACAAGATAAGGAAGTAGATCCTTTATCTGGCATATTAACTAAAACTATTCATGCTCCTGATGGTTTGGTTTATAAATGGAAAGAAGGTATTGGGGTAATGGTTCAGACTGGTAGTTTTTCTGATTTCAATGATCCTAGTAGGGTTGGATTCCAAACTAAATATAAAGATCCATTTGCGGGACAAGATGTAATGAATGTTTTGTCTTTATTGATTACTGGAGTTCCATATAATTTTGCAACTTATTGGAAAGCTATTGGTTCCCCTAATTATAGTAAAGACCTTAATGGAAACAAAAGTGCGGCGGATAATTATTATGAATCTCTTAGAGAGACTTTAACAAAAAATAATTTATTATGGGGTAATTTTATACCATTTAAGAATTTAGTTTTAGATGAAGCTACTTATAATAATAAAATTCAAACTCAAATTGCCATTGTAAAACAAAATGATCAGCTTAATGAAAAGTTAGTAAAATTAAAAGATGTCTATAATAGAATGAAAGAAAATAATATTATTGCTTTATTAGGTTCAACGACATTATTTCAAGAGTATGGAAGAGCAAATGATACTGCTAGCTCATTAGTAGCATTACAAGCCGAATCAAAACAATTAGAGAAAGAAATAAATGAACTTATAGCTGCATCAAGAAAAACGAGTGAAGATTTTTATACTCAAGGTGACGATGTATCATTTGATACATCAGATGACTATGATACAAATATTGGCGGTAAAGATTCCAGTGATGCCAAAGCAATAATAAGACGAAAATTGCGTAGAGAGTTAAATTATTTAACTCGCAGAATGTCTTATAATGTTAGAGCTAATGATGATAAAAACTTCTTTATAGTAGATGATTTTTATGATAAAGATTTTGATATTATAGCTTATAATCAAGATTTAGAAAGCAGTATGAAAATATTTAGTAATGATTTTTCTAACGTTAAGGATAAAATAACATCAACCGCAAAGATATTAAATTTGGAAATATTTTGCGATACACAAGGGCATGTAAGGGTTCGCCCACCTCAATATAATAGAATGCCAAGTTCAGTATTTTATAAAATGATGTATATGAAAGATACATTAGGCATTCAAGTGTTTCCTAGTTTTTTGAGTGATTTATTTGGAAATCAACTAGATAGTCTTAAGTTGCAAATTGAAATTATAGAAGATTATATTAGATTATATTGTGCTACTTTGGGTTATGATAGTGAGTTTCTTGCAACGGATTTTATTCGATATTATTCTGTTGATTCAAAAAAGGGGGCAAATACTGCGTTTCAATTTATATCTGATGATAATGGAGCAATAGTAAATTTGAATGATATTATTAAAAATGCTAATCCTGATTTACAAGAACCTAGTCAAGGTTTAGACGCGCTTACAAGTATAGAAATGCAAGCAAAAAATAATCAAAATTTATTTAGAACAGCAGATCGCGCACAAGCATTGGTAGAGGTTATTACAGATAAAAAATTATTAGGGGCTGGATTTAGCGTAAATGAAACTGATAAGGTATTATCTAATACGCGAGCACAAGTTTTAGTTGATAGAATTAATGATAAGTCTGGACAACATATTAAAATTAAAGATTATGTAACTACTGTTTCTCAAACTTTAGGCGGTGAAACTAAGGATTATGATTTAGCCGTTGATTTTTTCAAAGTAATAACTGATTTATCAGCTAAAATTGGAGCAAGACAAAAAGCAGTTAAACTATTTTATTCAACTATTAAAAACTTTAGTGAATACAAATCTTTAGATGATGATAAATCAACTGCTAACAAATTATTAGCTCCTGGAAACTATAGTAACTCAAATATACCTGAAGTATTTGAGCATATGATAGAAGATGAAACTTATGATGATTTAGGACCTGGTTCAGGCTCTAGATATATCATAAAAAGAGTTCAAATCAAATCAATGAGTTTCGAAGAACAGGCACCGCCTCAAACTTATATAGAAGTTCAAGGCACTTTAAGTTCATATCTTTCTGATCCAGGAAAATTACCACCTAATTTAGCCAATTTTCCTAAAGGTGGCAATGCAATGACCACTGCTGGTGCTATTGATTATGAGATGTGGCGTAATTATGGTTTTAAATCTGAAAACTCTATTAATGTTCCATTTTTAAGAAACCCTGAAACGCAATGCGCTCCTTTTGCAACCATGCTATTAAGTAAAGCTAGAAAAGAAGTATTAACAGGCTTAGTTACTATCAAGGGTAATGAATATATGCAACCTGGTGAAGTGGTCTTTTTAGAAGATAGAGGTTTATTATTTTATATCTCAAGTGTAAAACATAGTTTTACATTTGGTGGAAATTTTGATACAACGTTAGAACTAACATATGGTCATGCACCTGGAGAATATATTCCAACAACATTGGATGTTATGGGTAAAATGATCTATAATAATAGAGACCTTTGTAATTTTAATATTTATAGGCAATCAAATGCTGCAAATGAAAATCCTCTTGGAGTTGTGCGTTGGGCACCTCATTCTGCAGTGGCTATAAATAATGTTGATACTACAACAGAAGCAACTCAAAATCCATTTAATGAAAATAATTTAAGTACAATAAATAATATCTTATATTCTGTGCAACAGTTTATAAATAAAACTACATCAGATTCTATGGAGCCAAGTAAAATTACTAGAGTTGAATTAAGAATTTATTATGACGATCAAAATGCTATAAACCCAACTCTTCAAGATTTTGCTGAAACTGTAAAGAACACAATATTAGGAAAAAATAATTTAGGAGCTAATGCATCATATGATCCGTCAGTAAAAGCGGAAGTTCCATGGATTAATAATGATAAGGCGGTTCAAATAGAAGAGGTTAATTTAAGTAATGAAGAAGATCCTCGTTCTCCTTCACAAAATGCTATAAGTATAATTAGAGATTTAATTGAAGAACAAAATGCAGCAAAAAATAAAGCTGAAGAACCTTCGTCTTTAGATAATGATGAGGATGAGGATGATGATGCAGCTAAAGCCAAGGCTAAAGCTAAGGCGGAAGCTGAATCTAAAATTAGAGAAAAAAATAATCAATTACGTATTAATCTTTTTAAATTTATAGTTGATTGTTGGATTGTATATGAAGATGTGCCTGCAACTAATACTGTAGGGTCGGAGTCTTAAAATGTCTGAAGCAAACCAATATGATGAACAGACTGGTTTATTAAGAACCGGTGCGATTAAAGGTTATGATCCAAATACTGGTATGATGCAGGTATTATTACACTATAGTTCTTCTATAGATAATAATTCGCCTATAGAAGTATTGGCACCTCATTCTATATTTTATAATAACGGGGTATTTATTGGTACCTTGCCAGTAAAAGAAACTCCTGTTGTAGTTACTAACGGAAGTGGTGGACAATGGTTTTTTGTTTCATTTCTTGCGGAAAATATTAATTATGTTCCTGATTTAGAATTAGGACAACTTTTATTAACTAATAATAGAGGTATTAATAGAATAACTATTGGACCTAATGCTGAATTTTTTATTGGAACAGATGACAATAGAATTCATCTAGATACAGATGATAGTATTTTCAGTGTTAATTTTAAAGATGAAAATCATTTTACTCAAGCAGCAAGGCAGGTCAATGGTATCGTCAGAAGAGATTTAAGAATAAATAAACGCAATTCTGAATCTTTAAAATTAGAAAGTGATGATGATCAAGATCAATATTATATAATCTGTATGGACAATACGGCTACACCTAGTATTGGTTCGGGAGCAGCGAAGAATCCTGCATTTGTAGAGCAGCGTGAAATTATTTATGAGTTTGAATATTACGCAGATGTTACGGATGATTTATTTGAATCTTCTTTATATGGAGATAAAAATCCTCCACCATCTGTACATAATTTTATTAATCGTAGAAAAAGTCGTTCAGATACATTAAGTTTAACTTTACATTCTCCAAATTATTTAATGGAAACTATAAAGGGAACCGTTGTTGATATCTTTGGGAATATTTTAGATTTAAATAGAGTGCCTTTACCAATAGGTAAAGAAGATAATACAATTAAAGCTACAGATAAAATTCAATCATTTTTGAATATTAAAGAAATTGAAAGAAAAAGTATCGCATATCATTTTGAATTAAATGCAAGAAAGAATGTTTCTAATTTAGAAACGTTATTAGATATTGATTCTAATGATGACTATGCAAGAAATAGAAGTAGATTCTTTGTAGATATTGATAAAGAAGGTCAATTTAAAATTAATGTTCCAGCATCTAGTGAAAAGGGAAACATACCATTATTAACTAGATATGAAAATTATTCTACTTTTGGAACTGACAATCCAAATAAGCTTGAATATAGGGATGATAATTTAGATATATTTCTTGATTCTTTTGCAGCTCCACATGTTCCAAGAAATTCTAATGAAGCTATTCCACAAGATTTTAGTAATAGAGGCTCTATTACTTTAATGGACGGGGATGCGGTGGCAACTCCTGAAGATAGAATTACAGAGTCTCCAATAAAACATGGAACAGCATATCATGATATTTTGAATACATGTTATTGTCATTCTGAAATTGGATTTTTATCATATCAAAATGATGATATAAATGATATTGTAGATCTTTCCACAATTGATATTGAGGCAATTACTGATGCTAATAATAATGAAGATGGACCAGATTTAAATCATATTGTAACTGATACTATTAAAACAACTGGAACTAATGCTAATGCTGGCGGAAGAAGTGGAGCTATTAGTTTGGACGGTTCTTTAGAATTTAATATTGGGGCAAACACAATAGACAGACAATCATTATGGTTAGATACCGCTGGTGGAATGGTAGCAAATATTGGAAGAGATTTAAAAAATAGAAGTGTAGCAGCTAATTTAGATGGAGATGTATATATTCAGATTGGTGGAGTAGGTGTTTCTACTGATAGTAGATTTACTGGAGCTGATGGTCCAGTAAATTCTTTTAGAGGGGCAGTATTAGATATTAGAGTGTTAACTGACGGTATTTTTGCTACAATGATTAGGATTGATAAAGATGGTATATCAATTTTAACGCCTTCAACTTTAAAAATTCATACAGAGCAGGGTATAAAGATAACATCAGATGCTAACATTAGTATTGAAGCCGAACAACTTCAATTACAAGGGCGTGTAGTTCAAAAGGGAGATGCAGATACAGGATCTCCATCTATATAAGGATACAAATGACAAAATTAAATTCAGTTATTTATAATAAATTATTGCTTCAAGCACAAGAGGCTCAAGATAGAGGCATGGTTAAAATAGCCGAGGCTATTTATGAAACTATTGGTGATTCTCCAATAGAAGAAAATGAAGAGTATTCTTATAAAGAATTGCAAGCTGATTTTCATAAGGATTTATGGAAAATGGCAGCTCGTTTAATGTATTATTATGATATTAAAAGCGTTGATGCTCTTAAAATTGATAAGGACATCATTCATTTTGCAGAAAAGACTTTAGATGATCTTGAATCTACATTAGAAGTAGACCAAGTTGTTAAAGGACCTTTAGAACCAGATGTTCCTGGCGAAACAAAATGATTTGATATATAAAGAGTAATATGTGTCCATGTAATCCTAACGATGTTTCATTTGATATCCCAACTGGTCCTAGTGGTCCTGCGATACCTGGGTTTGGTACGCCTTTTGCTTTGCCTTTACCAAACTTAAATCCATTTCCTGATGATTTTCCAGAAAACTTATTAGATATTTTAAATGCCCTTCAAATGCTTATTCCACCTGGGGCTCTTAAACCAGGATTAAATCCTAATTTTGGTAAAGATATTTTTGATGGCATTATGAAACTGTTAGACCAATTTATGCCTTATTTAATGATGTATAAATTCTTTTTACCAATTTTAAAAATGATTTTATGTATAGAAGTTTTATGTGCATTAAAAAATCCAGTTAAATTAAGACGTGCTATAAAAAGATTATTTAGAAATTGTATTCCTGATTTTCTAAATCTATTTCCGCTTTGGGCTTTAGTCATAATGATAATATCTTTACTGTTATTATTATTAGCACTTATTGAATATATTATTTTGCAAATTATTAAATATATCAAAATGATATTGCGAAATATTTTAGCATTAAAAAATGCTATATTTAATAATAACGCAAATTCAATTTTAGCAATTGCAAAGAAGATTGGTTCATTGTTATGTATCTTCCAAAACTTATTTGTTTTGCTAGCTATCATTAATATCATTATGGATATTTTTAGAGATATACTTAGCTTAGTGTTTACAATTCCACCATGTGATGATTCAGAACCAGCCAATCCTGATAAATGTTGCGGACCTGATGTATGTACAACTATTGTTAAATCTAGTTATACTAGAGATACGGGCAAGATACAATATTATAAACAATTAAGTGCATTAACATCATTAGCATTACCATTTGGACCAGATCCTTTTGTATCTGTTGATATTAGAGAAGAGTCTTGGCAAATCTATGACGCAGATCAAGAAATAGCTCAAGCATTTATTAATATTATTGATGGTTATGATATTCCGCAAGTAGATGGTGACGGAAATACTATTAATACACCTAAACCAATATTCTTCCCAACTGATGTTACTTATACGGCAAGCACATCACCTTCACAAGCTGCTTATACTGTTGATTTGAAAGTGCCTTATGACCCAAGTAGATGGGGAAGATCAGGCGAAGAAGCTGGTGCTCCACGCTATGTTATATTTAAAGACTGTATTGTATTAAGTATACCTAGTAAATATATTGACGGATATAATGATGATACGCAAACCTTGTTAGAAAATGGCGTTTTTAAGATAGCTGGCGGATTAGGTTATGAAGCTGATGGTACGACTATTCTTTATGGATATTCAACAAGAGACGGTTATACTTCAATACCTGTACAAGCTACATTAGGGACATTTTTCCATCAAGCTAAAGAGACAACTATTGTAGAGCCTTCTTATGATGATGGTTATTTGCTTAATAATATTGAATATACTTTTAAGCCAAATAGAGATGTTTTATTTAGTAAAGATATAATTACCGCAGGCTGCATGCCAGAGCTTGATGATGAAAGAGTTTATGTATCTAATGTTTTAGCTGGTGATTTTTCTCTTAAATTAGCTCAGTTATCTGATGCTGTAAAAGTTGAAAATGGATTTCCAGATCCTAATGCTGCTCAAGAGTGTTTAACGTTAGCGGTGGATACTCTTAGAAACAACTTAACTGTTGCAGGTTTGGCGCAATTCCAGGCAACAACAGATGTTTGCTTGAATAAATTAAAAGATGATACTAATAAAACTCTTGGAGTAATGGTTGATTTAGGGTTTGATCCTTGCAAGAGTTCTTTTACTCTTGAGCCCGAAACACAATTTACAAGTAAATCAATTAAGGTTTCAGTAGATTTGAAAGAAAGAAATGGATATCAAATAGCATCTAGTTTAGTTCCAGCTGTTTATAATGATATTGCTATTAATATTAAAGCTTATAATACTTTTGGAGAAATAACTAATTTTACTTATGATGGTTATTCTTTGTTTACTGCTGATATTACAAGTGATGATCCTGGTGAAGGTCAGTTAATGATTTCTTATGATGATAATATTTTCTGTATAAATACAATGCCAGAAGATATTGATTTGCCAGCAACACATACTTTGCAAGCTGTTGATTATAAATTTATTTATACTCCTGCTGGTGTTGGTGGAGTTTCTGTTGGAGACGATACAGGACAACCAAGAAGAGATGAAGGTGATATGGCTAGAGATAGTGGCTCTGGTGGCAGAGGCGGCTCGTAATGGTTGATAAAAATAATACTGCAAATCAAGATAATTATGCCAGTACTCAACAGTTTACTGGCGATATTAAAAAACTTTATCAAGATTTTATTAATCCCAATGAACCTGGGCAAAGAGGGATTGATGATTTTAGAAGTAAAATTAATATTTACGGTCATAGTAAAGAAGCTATTATTTATGCCATTGAAAATGATACGTTAAGAGATTTATTTAAAGCAGAAAAAGAATATCAGGAGAGTAGGTGTCATGCCTTTTATAGAATGGTTGGCTTCCCAGTATATAGTGGTGCCGTAGGTGAATTAAATTTTTATAATCCTGGAATGGATCATATAACAAAAGACCCAGAAAATAAAGATAAAAAAATAATCAAAGCTAAAAAGAAAGAAATTGCGTCTGGTGAATTAAATTATGTTGAAAATTTTATAGAATTATCTGACGCAAGAGAGGCTATACCAAATAGCTTTTCAAAAATTTTTGAATTAAATGAGTCATTAAACGCATCTGTTTTAGCTGTATCTAGTGCTAAGACAAGATTATTCATGAGTCCAATGAATAATGTAGTTGGTGATATTTTTACTGTAAATGTTTCGGATGCAACTTATAATGTAGAAGGCACTGGACAAGTTGGAAATCAAAAAAAAGAATTTAAAGAGTATATAGGATATGATGGTTCAACGCCAACTACTCCATTTCTTACAACAAGGTCTCACATTATAGCTCCTTTTTTAGTGGATCCAAGATATTCTGAAAGTGTAAATGTTGAAAACATGGTATCAGTACCATTTGTATTAACAGATCATCAATTAAAAGCTTCAGAAACTGTAACTGTTGAAATTCCATTATTAGAATCTATAATTACTAATAGAGTTTTAAATTCATCAGAAGCTGCTCAGGGTGAGTTAAAGACTCTTCAAGATTATATAGCGAATGAACCATCAATAAATGATAATGAATTGGTTAAATCAATTTTAACAGATTATAAATTTACTGAACAACAACAATTTCTTGAATTTATTAATATGATGAAGGCTATGTTAATTGAATTGGTTAAAGCTAAAAAGGCAATAGATGAAGTTCAAAAGAAATATTATTGGTTACCAATTCCAAATATTAAAGGACCAGAATTTGGAGTTACTGTAAGACCCGTGACCATATCTGAAAGTTTAGCTAATAACTCTACATTTATTACTAATTTAGATTATCAAAATATTATTTCTAAAATTCAAAAAACTTCAACTGAAATTGCTGCGAGTCAAGGAGAGTCTTCAATAAAGAGGCGCGAGGTGTTTCCGTTAGTAGCTAAATTTTTTAATCCTAAGAATAATGATAGTGTAGGAAGCATTACAAATAAAAATATAAAAAAATTAACATCTCAAAGAGAAATTTCAATGAATCGAGCAGGTTTAGCTTTACAATCTATTGAAATGATTATGGGTGAGTTTAGTGGATTTGGATTATGCGATATTTTAACTATTATTGCCTCTTTATATATAATGCCTATTGAGCAGTTGTTGGGGTTATTAGATGTAGATGCTTTTACTAGGATGAAAGCCATTTTAAGTGTTCCAGATGCTGTGCGTGATGATAATTTAGAAATTTGTTTAATGGAATTAACAGTTAGAGTTACGGAATTTTATAATTTAATGGATAAACTATACGAAGATTTACGTATAAATAATGGATTAACATAACATATCTTCTAAGAGTTAGATTTATCTAATAATTCCGCATTAGGGAAGGTAGGAGAGTGTTCATGTCTTTTGATTTAAAGATAAATAAAGGGGATTTTGTAGTCAAGCAAAGTCAATTACAAACAGTGGTTGATTCTGAAAAGTTGATTCAAGATATACTCAAAATGTGTTTAACGACAGCGGGGTCGAATCCTATTCATCCTTGGTATGGATCATTTTTGTCTAGAACTATAGTCGGCAACCCAGAACAAACGTCAGTTGTAACGCAGATTTCTAAGATGCAACTTAATAATTCTTTAGAGAATTTAAAAACTTTACAAGCTATGCAGATTAAATCTTTTCAAAGGGTGACTCCAGATGAACAAATTGGTGTTATTTTGGATATATCTATAAATAGAAACAAAATAGATCTAAGGTTTTTTGATATACAAATTAAGGCTTTGACTAAAGGATCTAAACCCATTACCACTAATTTTAGGGTTTCTACAATATAATTAAGGAATAATTATGGTCACGATTCGCAGCGTTAATGAAATTATATTAAACTTAATAGATTTTTATAGATTAGCTCAGCCAGATATGGATATCAAGCCAGGTACTGTTGCTAGAGACCTATTTATAGATGCACCTGCTGGACAATTAGCAATATTGTATGATGAATTGGCTGGAATTTCTAATAAACAATCTTTTAGATTAATAGTTGGAAGCGAACTAGACCAATTGGCTAAAAATTTTGGAATTATTAGAAAAAGATCAACAACCTCATCTGGAGTTGGTTTGTTAACATTTTCTAGCATCAACTCTCCAGTAAATGTTAAAAGTGGCGATACAGTTATAGCAAATAATGGGTTTTCATTTTCTGTATCTAATGGTACCACAATCAGTCCATCTGCTTCTAATTTTTATCGCTCTGTTGCAACTAAGTATAGAGACCAATTAGATTTATTAGGGATTAGTGATGAATATGCTGCAGAAATTACTATGGTCGCATCGGCTGCTGGGACTGCTGGAAACATTGGAACTTATTCTTTAAGCCGAACAGGTATATCTGGAGTTACAAATGTTACAAATATAAGCGCTTTTAATGGTGGTACGGATCAGGAAGATGATATTACTTTTAGAAACAGAGTTTTGTCTGCATTTAGTGGATCCAGTGTAGGCACTTCTTTAGGTTATTTGAATACAGCCTTGAGTACATCCGGTGTTGCTGATGCTGTAGTAATTGAGCCAGGCGATTCTTTAATGACTCGTGATGGTACTGAAGTAACTGTAAATGTAGATGGTTCTAGAACTATAGTTTCAGAAGGTTCTGGTGGGAAAGTAGATGTAGTTCCTTTAGGATCAACTTTAATAGAAAATATCGATAGTTACATTTATATTGATAAAAGTAATAGTAACGATCCTTCTAGTAGTAAAAATGATATTGTATTAGGTCAAATTTCTGGCGATGAAAATAAAACTATAAATAGAAAAAGAATTGACAATATTGCAAATGGTGTACTTCCTAAGCAACCAGTAAGTTCATTATTACAGGTAACAGGATCTATAAGTGGATCTAATTTTGCAGCTAAAAGTATAGATTCTTATGGTAGAGTTTCTGGTAATTATGAATTAGTTGAAGATACTGGAGTGTATGGCGGATCGCCTTGGGGTTTTGATACATTTCATTGGATATCAGATCATATTTCTTTATTTCAAGAAGATAAAGTTAAGTCTCAGTTTAATGGACAAGATAACGTTACTTATACTGATGTTTTAAATATCTCAGGGGCTCAACAAAACTTATCAATTACTAATGAAAATAGTACAGTAACATATGATAGATCTGTAATTCAATTATTACATTATCCTGCTACAAATGTTACAAGAGTTTTTAATGTAAATACTGGTGAAAGATATATTATTACTAATCAAAATTTAGATGCTACCGGAACATATAATACTACTGGTAGAATAAAAGTTTCTGGAAATACATTACCCTCTCCTAGTGATGTCTTACAAGTGGATTATAGTTGGATAGTTACTTATGACCAATATTCTGATTTTGACGGATTAGTAGAAACATCTAATCCCAGATCGGTTACAGACAGTATTGATTCGGGTTATGCTTCAGTTATTGAAAATGAAAATATATGGTTTGAACAAAATGTAACAACAAATTTTTTTGAAGGAACTGCTAGCCATCCTATTAGTTCAATAGTTTCAGCTGAAACTTTTGAAAGTGTAGATTCTTATGTCGAAGTAGTCACTGACGGAATTTTTGTTAATAGACTTGCTGTTGTTGTTAGAAATAATGCAGTTGATGCTTTATCGGTAGATTCAATTACAATAAAAAATAGTAATATAGAGTTATACAATACTTCTGAAAATAATGGAACAATAATCAATCAAACAACGGTTGTTGGTGTAAGTTTACTTTATAATATTACTATAATTTTACCAACAGATTGCGCAGCATCTTCTGGTGATAAAGTTACTGTTTATATGAATGGTAATGATGTATTTTTCTCTGATGAAACTAATGGTAGTTTTAATGAAAGACAAATAACAATACCATCATCACTTGTAGGTACTTTAGCAAATTCTATAATGTTAAAAGTTTCTTATATCGCTAGCGTATCTAGTTTATTTTCATCAGCAACGACATCTCTTCCGGTTAGTAGAGAGGGGAATGGATTTAAACTTTCAAATAATCTTGGATTTACAAATTTCAGCATAACTAATACATCTAGAAGAGAGAATGCAACTGTTCAACAAGATTTAAGTAGCCAATTTTATGTTGATTTATCGGTGTCTGCTACCGAGTTCACATTAGAAGCAAATAAAATAGTTTCTGTTGTTAGATTATCAGATAATTTAGAATTATGGAATTCAGATTATCCAGGAACAGTTGTAACCAATTCATCTGGCTATTATCAATTAATTTTTTCAGGATATAATATCCCTGCAATTAATGATCGTTGTTTGGTAATTTATCATGCTACGGATATTAGAAGATTCCAACCTTTTAGTTTCAGTAATGAAATTATAAAATATAGAATTGATAGTTTACAGGAAGATCCTGTAACTAATAGATTATATGTTTCTTTAAATAATTTTGTTACGCAAGCGGTTGGATTAACTTATACCGTTTTTGAGCCAAATACTGATATAGTTATTTTCTCTGTCACTGACGGATATTTAACTTCTGGCATAGGCGAAGCAACAATTGGAAGTTTAAGTATAGACTTTTCTACTCAACCAGATTTGTTATCTAAAAAGTTAAGAATTTATGGAGCTACAGATTCAAATAATAATGGTGAATATGATATTACTTCTTATAATTTAATCACAAATGAAATGACGATTACAAATGTACTTGATAATATTTCATATGACCAAGCTTCTGTTATTAGATTATCTGATTCAAAAGAAATTTGGGATTACTCTGGAACAATCCAAGTATCAAATAATAGATTGTTATTATCAAGTTCAGTAGATGCTAGTGTAAATGATGATGTGTTTTTATTGCTTTATAATTTTGCAAATTTAAGATCAGCTCAAACAAAATTAAATTGTACAACTGTAGACCAAGTTGTAAGCACTGGCGTTATTTCTGTAAGTGGAACATCTATTACAAAAGCAAGTGATATTGTATTTACAGCAACATCTAATGGATTACAAATTAATTTATCAGAAGCTATGAGAGAAGCTTTAGGACTTAGCTCTACTGCTACAATTCCTACTACAGTTAAGTTGGCAAAATTAATTAAATTAGAAAAGGTAACGACAGTTAGTGCTAATAGTAACGAAGTATTATCGGTGGATGCGACATATGATGTTGCCAATACAATAATACAAAATAATCTTTTGTTTGCTTCTGAAATGCAATCTGATGTAACATTACAAAATAATGAATTTATTATACCATCAACACGAAATAATAATTTAAATTTAAGTGTTAGAAATTTACCAATGATAGGTGATAAGTTACGAGTAACATTTTATTATACTACAGATAATGATTCTGAAAATCTTTCTTATACTAGAAATGGAACATTGTATACAAATAAGAAATTTGCATTAATAAAT